TGAGTGGATAAACAAGATATGATTGAACATTTCAAAAAATTTGATGGTGAGGGCAAGAGTTTACTGCCCTTATCATTTAGTCATTTAAATGAATTTGCATTTTATAGGGAAAGATGGGCATTAAGAAGAATATTTGGCTATGAATTTCCTAGTGGTGCATCAGCAGAAAGAGGAAGTGCTGTTGAATCTGGTTTAAATATGGTTTTAAATGGTATGTCTGTTACAGATGCTACTGAAAAAATGATTGCTGAATATGATGCCAATTGTAGTAGAATTACAGACCCAAAAATAGATGATGAAAGAGAAAACCTTGTACCATTATTAGAATTAGGTGCAAATAAATTTAAGGAATTTGCTTTTCAATGGCGATTTATTGAATATCAAAGAAAAATAGAAGTCGAAATTGAGGATATACCTTTTATAGGATATACAGACTTTTATTTTGAAGATAATAATACAAGAGAAGATTTTTTTATTGATTTAAAAACGACTAAATTTAATCCTCTTCAAATTAGTACAAGTCATGCTATGCAACAAGCCATTTACAATAGAGCAACAAATGCTAGACAAATGCTTTGGTATTTAAAAACACCTACAAAAACAAAGCCTGCTGATTTTACTCAATTAGAATTATCTGATTACACTCATTATTTAAATATATGTAAACATATCATAAAGGTTATGGGTAATTATTTGAAATCTGTAAATTCAAAAGATGATGTTAAAAATTCTTTAATACCAAACCCTGATAATTGGATATGGAAAGAAGAAACAGTTTGTAAAGCAAGAAAAGAAGTATGGGGATATTAACCAAAAATAATAAATAGGTTTATATTTACAAACTTTTATGATACTTATGAAAAAAATGGAGCATATTATGTATATAGAAGAAAATTCAAAACCAAAAGAAAAACTAAAAGCTTGGTATTTATTCACAGAAGACTTTATTGCAGGAACACAACATTTAACCAATGAACAGATTGGTATTTATATAAGATTACTTTGTTGGAACTGGAATAAAAGATGCTGTGGTTTACCAAGTGATAACATGACAATTTATAGGATTGCCAATTGCATAACTGATGATGAAAAACAATCTTGTAATATAATAGTTAAAGAGTTTTTTATTTTAATAAACGACCATTACCAAAATGAAAGACAATTAGAAGAATATTTATATATTACAAGAAGAATAGAGGCATCTAAAGTAAATGGAAGATTAGGTGGGCGACCAAAAAAACCTAGCCAAAACCCCCCTACCCTAACCCCTACCACTACCTCTACTAAGACCAAAAGAGAGTTTCATAATCTTTTTAATATGTTTTGGGATAAGGTTTGTAATAAAGTTAGTAAAGGTATAGCAGAAAAAAATTATATAAAGCTTGAAGAACAATGGATTGATAAGCCACAAGTTTTAGCAAAAATGTATAATAATTATTATGAATCCATTGAAGATAAACAATTTGCAAAACAACCTGCATTTTGGTTATCAGCTAAAAAGTATTTAGATGACCAACCTAAAAAAGAAAAAGATAATGGTAAACTAGAACCTTATGACATGAGATTGAAGATGTTTAAAGAAGCTATTGAAAATAAAAAAAATACCAGTTTTATAAAAACATATGCAAGACAACATTCTGGCGATGTTTCAAGGGCAATAAAAGAGGGACATTTTACCAAACAACAAGCAATAGAATTATTTGAATTGGAGGGTTGGATATGAAAATGTTATGTGATGAAATTTGTAATGATAGTAAATGGTGCATTTGTGAAGATGTGCAATTAAGAGGTTATATGATTGAACACGAATTAGATGATTTATCTAAAAAAGACCAAAAGAAATATATTTTTAAATTAGAAGAAGAAATAAGGAAAATAAAATTAAAATATTTTTAGAAAATAATTTAAATGAACAACAACAACAAGAAATGGATAACATTTACGAAGCTTTGATGCTCAAGGTTAAACAAAAAAATATTAAATTATATCAAAGACTTAGACAATTTGAACTTACCGAAAAAGATGTTATCATATTAATGAATAGCACAAAAAAGAAAGTTCAAGAAAATGAGAAAGGTCAATATCAACTTTTTGAGGAATAAAATGAAAAGAAAAAAAACAAAAGATAGTTATTACGAAATAAGGCAAATATGCAAAGATTTAAAAGAAAATAATCTTAAAAAAAGAATAAGAGAAGAAGGTAAGTTTGAAGATGTGCCAAAGCATATTTCTGATAAAGATGCAGAAGGTAGTTTTAAAAGGCAATCTTATATGAATTTTTTTCAAACAGTAAAATACCATTTTGACCAAACATTAATAACACAACCATCAGGGGTTACAGCGACAAACAAAAATTATGATTATGCAAACAGTAAATTTATTCAACAACTTGATTAGGTAAATTATGAATATTCAAGAAATAGAAATAGAAAAACTTATTCCATATCACAATAACCCAAGAAAAAACCAAGATATAGATAAGGTTGCAAGTTCTTTGTCAGAATATGGTTTTCAACAACCAATAGTTGTAGATGAAAAAATGGTTGTGATTGTAGGACATACAAGATTATTAGGTGCAAAAAAATTAGGTTTCAAAACAGTACCAGTTGTAATTGCTGATTTATCTGAGGCAAAAGCCAGAGCATATCGTATTGCCGATAATAGATTATCCGAAGATGCAGGTTGGGATTATGATTTGTTAAAACTTGAAATAGATTTATTGAAAGAAATAAATTTTAATATTGATGAATTAGGCTTTGAACAACAAGAATTAGAAACAATAATATTTCAACCAGACCACAGTTCAAGAGAATGGTTAGATACCGATGAACATTGGCAAGATATGCCAAGTTTTGACCATGACGACCAATCACCATTTCGTTCATTAACAGTTAACTTTGTGAATCAAGAAGCCGTAGATAAATTCTTTCAGTTAATAAAACAAGATTACACAGAAAAGACAAAGTATATTTGGTTTCCATTTATAGAAAAAAATGTAATCAAAGACAAATTCTATGAAAACTAATCAGTTCCCCATTTATATCCCATCAAAAGGTAGGGCAGAAACTAGATTAACTATTAAAGCATTAGAAGAAATGGGTGTTTTATATAAGGTCGTAGTTGAAGAACAAGAGTACTCGGCATATGCGAAGGTTGTACAGAAAAAAAATATACTTGTGTTAGATAAGACATACCAAGATGATTACGATACCTGTGACGATTTAGGCGATAAAAAATCAAAAGGACCCGGACCTGCACGTAATTTTATTTGGCAACATTCAATAGATAGAGGTTATAAATGGCATTGGGTTATGGACGATAACATCAAATGTTTTAGAAGATGGCAAAATAATATTGAAGTAAAATGTACTGATGGAACACCATTCAAAGTTATGGAAGACTTTGTTTTACGATATAAAAATATAGGTATGGCAGGACCAAATTATACTTTTTTTGTAATAGATAAATGGGGACATCAATATACACCATTTACTGTAAATACTAGAATCTATTCATGTAATTTAATAAGAAACGATTTGCCTTTGCCAGATAGATGGAGAGGAAGATATAACGAAGATACCGATTTATCACTTAGAATTTTAAAAAAAGGGTGGTGTACAGTTCAATTTAATGTATTTTTACAAGAAAAAGCAAACACACAAACATTGAAAGGTGGTAATACAGACGAATTTTATGCAAAAGAGGGAACTATTCCCAAGTCAAATATGCAAATGAAGTTGCACCCTGATGTAACTAAACTTGTTTGGCGATATGGTAGGCACCATCATTATGTAAATTATAATAAATTCAAAAGAGAAAATAAGTTAATTTTTCGTGATGATTATATAAAGAAAAAAGGCATTAATGAATATGGAATGAAGCTTAAGACCATAAAGAACTAAAATACTTTACTCAAAGGGAAATGAGGAATATGGCAAGACCAAAAAAATATCAAATAGATACATCACAACTACAAAAACTAGCAACATTAGGTTGTACCAATAAAGAAATGGCAGACTTCTTCGGTTGTTCAGCAGACCTTTTAGAAAAGAGTTATTCGGAATTTCTGATAAAAGGGAGGGCAGAGCAAAAAATGAGACTTAGACAATTGCAATGGAAAGCTTGTGAAAACGGAAATGTTAGTATGCTTATCTTTCTAGGTAAGAATATGTTAGGGCAACAAGATAGGATAGAAGAAACACAACTTGAAGAGCCATTGCCTTGGACTAGTTAATGCCATTAACCAAACCACAATCAAAAGTTATTAAAGATAAGGCTAGATTTAGAGTTCTTATTACTGGCAGAAGATTTGGTAAAACATATCTAGCAATAAATGAATTAGCCAAGTTTGCTAGTCGTTCAAAACAAAAGGTTTGGTATGTGGCACCTACTTATAGACAAGCCAAACAAATATGTTGGAATGAACTTAAAGAAAGATTAATAGAACATAAATGGGTAAAAACCATAAATAACAGTGACTTAACTATAATTCTTAAAAACAATTCAAGCATAACACTACGAGGTGCAGACAATGAGCAATCACTTAGAGGTGTTGGTTTAAATTTTTTGGTTATGGACGAGTTTGCAGATATACATAAAGAAGCTTGGTATGAGGTATTAAGGCCAACATTATCTGATACAGGTGGTCATGCCTTGTTCTGTGGAAGTCCAAGAGGTTTTGGTAACTGGAGTTATGAATTATTCAAACAAGGCGAAAGTAATAAAGAATGGCAAAGTTTTAAATATACAACCTTAGAGGGTGGTCAAGTATCGAGTGAAGAAATAGAACAGGCAAAACAAGATTTAGATGTAAGAACCTTTCAGCAAGAATATGAAGCAACATTTGTAAATTACTCTGGAATGATTTATTACAACTTCAATAGACAAAAAAATATAATAGAAAAATATGAAAGAGATTCTGCTTTTTTACATATTGGCTTAGATTTCAACGTAGACCCAATGACTGCAGTTGTCTGTATTATTGAAAGAGAAATTGTTGTTGTCGTAGATGAAATACAAATTTATTCGTCAAATACTCAAGAAATGTGCGAAGAAATAAAAATTCGTTATAGAAATAAAAATATAGTTGTTTACCCAGACCCAAGTGCCAAACAAAGAAAAACAAGTGCAGGTGGATTTACTGATATAAGTATATTGAAAAATGCAGGATTTGATGTAAGATGTAGAAATACAGCACCTCTTGTTAGGGATAGGATTAACTCTGTTAATTCACGATTAAAAAATGTTAATGGCAAAAACAATCTGTTTATTGTAAAATCATGTAAAAATGTGATTAAAAGTATAGAAAGGCAGATTTATAAAGAGGGAACACACATACCTGACAAAGACAGTGGATACGACCATATGAATGATGCTTTAGGTTATCTAATAGAGTTTAATTTTCCACTTCGTCGTAATTTTGTATCAAGCCCTCAAAAAAGGTGGAGTTGATGAACAAAGAATTTCTACATAGCAAACATGACTTATGGCATCAAAATATTTCAAACTGGGAATTTTACATACGAAGTTATCTAGGTGGCAATGATTATAAAAATGGATATTATTTACATAGATACATTTTAGAAACACCAGAAGAATATGATGCAAGAATAAGACATACACCAGTAGATAATCATTGTAAGAATGTCGTTCAAATATATACAAGCTTTCTTTGGAGAGTACCACCAACAAGAGATTATGGCGATTTAGATGGCGACCCACAATTGGCATCATTTCTAGAAGATGCTGACTTAGATGGTAGGAATTTCAATACAGTCATGCGAGAAGTGCAAATGAATGCCAGTATCTATGGAAATTGTTGGGTAATTATAGATAAACCACAATCTAATGCCAATACAAGAGCAGAAGAGTTAGCACAAGATATAAGACCTTATGTTTCAATATATACACCAGAAAATATTGTTAACTGGAATTATAAAAGGTCTGCTAGTGGTAGATTCTATTTAGATATGTTGGTTGTCATTGAAGATATAAATGCAGATAGGGCAATTATTAAGGTATTTACTGAAGAATCTATAATGACTTACGAATTTGAAGATTATAGCGAACAATATACAGATAATGAACCAAGATTGTTAGAAGAAATACCAAACCCAATTGGAAAAGTGCCTGCAGTTAATGTTTACAATTTACGAGGTGCAAAAAGGCCTATAGGAATTAGTGACTTAGCTGATGTGGCTTATTTACAGCAATCAATTTATAATGATTATTCAGAAAAAGAACAATTAATAAGATTAGCAAACCACCCAAGTTTAGTTAAAACACCAAATGTTGAAGCAAGTGCAGGGGCTGGTGCAATAATAGAAGTTCCAGAAGATTTAGATGCTAGTTTAAAGCCATATATAATACAACCAAGTGGACAAAACCTAGATGGTATTATGAAATGTATCCAAAATAAAGTTGATGCTATTGATAGGATAACACATATGGGTTCTGTCAGAGCAACTGGAACTCAGATAGCAAGTGGTATTGCATTACAAACAGAATTTCAATTATTAAATGCTAGGTTATCTGAAAAGGCAGATTATTTAGAAAATGCAGAAGAACAGATTTGGTCATTATTTGCGAGATGGCAAGATAAAGAATGGAATGGAAAAGTAAACTATCCAGATACATTTGATATAAGAGATTGGGCAAACGATTTACAATTCCTACAAATGGCAAAGGCTAGTGGTATAAAATCTGAAACATTTAACAAAGAATTAGACAAACAAATAGCTGAAGCTGTTATTAACGATAGTGAAATGATTAAAACTATTAATGATGAAATAGATGCCACACGAACAGTAAGAGGTCAATTTCAAACAACAGAAGTAGAGGGGCAAACAGTTGGCGAAGAAACGTAGAGTACCAAAAGATAAAAAAACCAAGATACCAAAAAAATATTTATCTGGTTTAAAAGGTGCGAAAAGAAACGCCAGAGC